CTCTAGGCGTCATTAATTTTGAACCAAGCTTTTTACCTTCTTCTCTAAATACGTTTACAAAGCTACTTTTATCATAAGTATCTTTTTCAGCAGTACCGCCAGCGCTCCTTTTAATAGGTTCTTTTGGACCCGGATCTTGAGTAGCGAGTTTATCCATAGTGTTTGCACTAGTCGGAACTTCTCCTGCGTCAAACCTTCTCATTTGCTCTTTCAAAGCCGCATCATTTTTATCTTGATTAGGGCTATTAAGTGCTGCGGCTAACTCTTTGTCTGTCGCGTTTCTAAAGTTATACCTGGCCATCTAAAATACTCCTTTAAAATTATAGGCTTTAATTTCATGGACAGATCCACCTTCTTCAAACCCTTCCATGTCGTTTAACTCTTTACCCTTTTTAAGCAAGTATTCTGCTTCGGGTTTGGTCATTCCTGTTTGTTTAGCCATTTGCCCGGTTAATTGCTTGCTAATGTTTCCTCTACTAATCGCCATTATTCACCTCTACCAGCTCCGCCAACTCTATCAATACGTTCTCTGTTAACTTCTGCTCGAAGCAACGCTATGTCTTCTTGAGAATCTATTTTTTCTCTAGCCAGTTGTTGTTTTTGAGCTTCTGTTTGAACATCAAGCTGATGCTTGGCAGCAAATTCATCTGCTTTTCTCTGAACATCAGCCGCTTTTATGTCTATTTCTTTAGACCTTAGCCCAACTAATGGATCTTCTTGACCCTCTGCTGGTGGACTTAGCTCCATAACAACCTCATTAGTAAACCCAACAATTAACTGAGCAACTCTCTTTTCAACATCCTCTGGTGGTATTTGCGGGGATTGTTGTCCTTGTTGCATGGCTTGCTCCATAATCTGTTGCATCTCACTATTTGCTGTTGCCCTTGCTTTAAACGCAACATGCTCACAAATATGAGCCAGTAACAACGCAAACACAGGAGGTGTAGTAGAAACCACTGGGCTTTTTATGAAAAGCAAATGCGACTGTATGTGGGCATCGTGATCTTGCTCTGGAAACGCCTGTAAAGTCTCTTGTATTAAAGCTTTTGCGTTTTCTATAGCAGGATCTGTTGGTACAGGCTGTTTTGGAGGCGGTAAAATAGCCTCTATATTCTGTACCCCAATAGACTCATACATTCTATGATAAGCCTCGTACAAATTGTGCATCTCTGGGTTGCTTTGCGCTAACTGCAACTGAGTTTGAGCTAAAGCCATCCGTTGCGACATAGAAAATATATTTGGGTCAGATACAGGCAATACATCTACTCGATCATCAAAATCTTGTTGCTTAATCGATGTCTCTGCACCAACCACATTGTACGGATACACCGGAGGCAAAGATTCGGCAAAGATTTTTGCCAGCATCCTAAATTCTTTTCTTTGTGCATAATGTAAACGCTTGTGTATCGCAGACATTACCTTAGAGCCTCTTTCCAAGAGCGCTACTGTAGTACCTGGCGCTGCTTGTTGATTGCCATCGCCCACTTGTATGTCAGTAATAGCGGCAAATCGTCTGCCAGCATCTACAACAAAACCAAGTAGCGTTGATAAAGTTTGGCTAGGCTCTTTGTACGGCAACGCCATAATGCTTTCTTTTAATGCTCCGCCAGGAACGTCAATATCTCTAAATTCACCAGGGGATAACGGTTCATCCGCATCTCTAATGCGAATACCTCTAGTTTTAAACCCAGCAGGTAAGTTAGCTAATGTTCCGGCATCAATTAATTGCCTAAGAATTGATGTTGCAGAGCGACCTAAACCGCCAATCATATGCAATAAACCAAAACCGTAAAAGCCAAGACCCGGTAAAAACTTGTAGTGCGAAAAGTAATGCTGCTTACGATGATACTCGTCACCTTCCGTCCAGTTTCTTCTAACTGACAAAACTTTAGATGTTCCTTCATCTATCGTAACAATGTAAGGCAGTTTTATTCCTGTCGGCTCATCGTCTAATGGATGCCTGTGCTCAAAGCCGGGTAAATCTAAATCTGTGTGTATTTCTAGTAAAGTACAGTCTTGATCGTCGGAAGTTTTATCGATCCCTGACAGCTCTCTTTCTTTATCTAGTATTTCATCGTCAGCTTCGTATGGGCTCAGTTCTATTTCCCTGTAAAACCCAGTTGCTTGCGCCTTACGAACATCATTTTCATTCATACGAATTACATGAGTAATTCTAGACGCCGAGTCTAAGTCTGATGCGTTGTATGGAACAATCAAATCATCCGCAGGAACAAACTTAGAAACTGCTCTATCTAACAAGTCATCAAAGTACACTTTCTTAAAAGCACTTCCAGCAATCGGGAGATAAAACAAAAGACGATCCATTTCTGGGTCGTACTCTTCCATTACATGCATAATCTGGTAGTTCATGAAATCCTTAACTCGTTGAGATTGCATCTCTACTTGAGGATTCGTGGCGCCAATAATCTGTGTTCTAACCGGACCTCCACTAGGCAATAACTCTTTGTATGCCTGAGCTTGAAACTGTGTGATTGACTCCGCTATCAATGGGTGTGTTACACCACTAGAACCTCTAAAAGGTTGATCTCTGTCTTCATACTTAATCCCCAGCAGATCTAAACCATTAACGTATGATTCTTCCCAATCCTTTCTTCCAGATTTGTCTTCTTCATACTTTGCGCTTAAATCACTAGCGATTTCCATCAATTCTCTTTCGTCAATTAATTCGGCTATGTTCGCATCATGTTCTGCAAAAATAGCTTCTTTAAACGCTTGTTCTTCGTAACTTAAAACGACTGAACCGTCATCTAACTCTTCCATTTCAGGAGGCTGTTCTTCTTCAATCTCTATATCAATTTGCTCCTCCATCATTCCAGACAAAGGGTTTCCTTGAGAAGGGATTGTTTCTTCAATTAAAGATACCGGTTCTTCAGCCATTTACAGATCCTTCTTTTCTTTACAAGTAATAACAGCCGCAACAATAACCAAAGCAATAAATACTACTTGGATTAAACTCATCAATCTTTGTTAGGAGGCGTCATTTTTGCCTTGCCTATATTTAAAGCAAGTAATTCAATTGCCTTATAAAGTTTACCTAACAACTCATCATCCTTTGGAGTATTCGTTACCGCAGCGATAAAGCTTGCTCCGCATACAATTGCGGTTACAACACCAATAATTTCAGCTACCCATTCAAACATTATTCTTCCCCTTTATCATAGTCTCTATAGAACTTTACAATAGTTAGTATGTTTTTGGTATATCTTTTAATTTCAGCCATATTCATGGCTAAGTTTTCGTATTGTTTAGTGGTCAACGCATAGTACGGTTTGCGCGGCGCTTTGTTTTCGTCAATCAAGCCAAGATAAGTTGTCATAGTTTCGGGAGTCAACACTTCAAACTGCACATCTGTCAACTGCATTTCCATTGGCAATGGCGGATGATACATCGGTGGGCGCTCCGCTATAGTTTTAACCTCAACTTGTTTGGTGTTGGGCATCATCGAACACCCACCAACCAACAGTAAGCTAACCGCGAATATCAGCTTTCGCATCTGGAACCTCTATTTTTATCTCTGGTGTTTCAACAGGCTCTTCTTGTGGTTCAAACTGGTTAGGGTCCGTAATCTTTACCAACGCTTCTTTTACCTTGCGCGTACCGTTATTGACTCTTTTTTCAATAAGCTTAGGTTTGGCCAGTGCCAAGCTGTTCATGTCGTGCTTAGAAAATTTATCTCTAAGGCTGTTGAACTCTCGCAATGCTTCGTTTTTCTCTGCCTCCATGCTTTTCAGCTGAAAGCTAACCTGCTCTTGCTTCTTTAGATACGCATCTATTGAAGCATTCTGTTCTTCTATTTGATTTTCTAATATGACTTGGTTGCCTTTAAGCACCGCCATCTGGTTGTTAAGGTATTTAATGTACGAAGCGGAGCCAGCTAGTGAAGCTACCAACAATGCACCTAAAATTATGGCAAGTTTAAAACCCATAAGTATAGACCTGTAACGCTTGTTCCTTACCTTTAACTTTTATTTCGCTCACTAAGTGTAAATCATATTTACAGCGATTGGCAGTAGTTTCCCCAACTAACAAATCAACACCCTCTTGTTTGGTTGCAGATTCAAGCCTGGCTCCCGTGTTTACAGCGTCGCCAATAGCGGTGTAATCAAACCGCTGTTCACTGCCCATGTTGCCAATAACAGCATCCCCGGTATTAACTCCAATGCCAATAGCTATTTTAGGTAACCCTTCTGCAACTAGCTCTCGATTAAGACCTTCCATGTTATTGATTATTTGCAAGGCACAAGATACTGCTCGATACTCATGATCTTCTTGATCAAAAGGAGCATTCCAAAAAGCCATCATTGCATCGCCAATGTACTTATCCACAGTTCCTTCGTATTGCTGAACTGCTTTTTGTTGAGCAGTCAAAGCCTTGTTCATAATGTACGTAACTTGTTCCGGGGGAAGCGATTCGGACAACGACGTAAACCCTCGTACATCGGTAAACAAAAATGTCGCATAACGCTTTTCACCCCCTAAACGAAGCAGATCTGGGTCGTTTTGTAGCCGTTTTACCTGTCTTGGGTCCAAATAATGCTCAAATTGCTTCTTAATTTGCTGTTTTAGGCGGTATTGGGTACGGTAATTAAGGTAAAAAGCGACTGTAGAGGCCAAAATCTGGCTAATTAGGGCCCAAACTACGTCAATTAGCAGTCCATTTGCGATAAGTTGCGTTCCAGCATAAGCCGTCGCGCTGAACAAAATCGATGCCGATAACACCCCCCAGGTTACGCCTAGCCCACTGACCAAAAACCATACTAGGGCTACCGTAGTTACAAAAATAAGACTTTCTGCCGCTAAAGAGTAATCTGGAATGTATGGGCTGTCTGACTGTAAGATACTTTCTGCCAGGGCAGCTTGGATGTAATGCGGTTCGAGTAAACCTATCGGGGTAGCGAGCTGTGGCATGACACCTTTAGCAGTTACGCCAATAAAAACAAACCGACCCTCAACATCCATTTCTTCTAAAGATGTTTCACGTGGAACAATCCAACTAATCCACTTCCTGCCCAGAGAATCAACTTTGGCTGGCGGAATACCCTTTACGCGCACTTCTTCAATACCATTTTGATTTGTTTTAATCACGTAGGTATCCGCGTCAGCCAAAACTTTTAAAACCTGTGTTCCAAATGCCGCTAACCAACCATCTGGAGTCTTATACAATAATGGTATCCTTCTCACTAGATTATCCACATCAACCGGGGCCGTAGCAATCCCTTGTTCGGTCCAAGCAGATTCACGCAGTATCGGTATGTTTTGCAAAGTTCCTGCTGCTTCAAAACCGCCATCACCGTCACCCAATATTACTGTACCAACAGTATCTGGGTACTCTCCATTGTCATGTTCAAACAAAGGCAGTACGGTTTTAGAAAAACTCATGGAGTAAGCGAACGCTTCATCACCCCCTAACCTACCTGGATGCGGAAAACCAATGACCCAACCCACGCCTATAGCTCCATGCTCCAGTAAATCGTGCTGTATTTCCGCAAGTCGGTAACGTGTCAACGGATAACCGCCTTCTCGGTCAACATCTTCTTCGGTAATGTTCAGTATTGCAAAATACCCGGACGGTTGTCCCTGGCTAACGAAAGCATCAAAAGTACGAAGCTTTAATACTTGGTATATATCCCATTGAAATATAAGCGGAACACTTAATAAGCTAAGTATTATTAAAAACTTTTTCACGAGCCTTGCGTAATCATTATTTGAGAATCGCCTCCACCGTTGACTTTAATCTGGTTAACTACACCGTTTTGTATCAGCATAATAGTATATGAGCCACCGCCTTCTATATCCAGACGGGCTTTGTGTTCGACAAAACGCCGAAAACTAATTACATTTCCTGTAATTAACGTCGTTATCTGGGTGTCCTTGTCTTGACCTAGCTCGGTTCCTGTAATGTTGATTCCTGC